TATATCCAAACGTCTAGGGTCGTTAGCCGCATAAGCTGCTGAACTTTGACCTCCGCCAGTGCCGCTGGTGGCCTGTGTTTGACTAAGTGGTTTAGTTGGTGCATCCAGTCCGCGATCTACATTAGGAGTGCCAGTAGCAGAGTCGCCGGGTGGAGTAGCATTAGTGCCAGACGTGGTGTCAGGAACTGTAGCGATTCGACCGTTAGGTTGAATAACTTGTTGTGAGTTATTAGGTGCCTGCGGCAATGCACCCGGTGCTGTGGCCAGTTGGTCATCTCTAACTAAATTTCCAGAACTAGCAGTTCCTAAAGTTTGATCTCTTTCACCAGCTTGCAATTGTGCGTCGACTTCGGCCAATAATCCCTGTGCTGATGCTAATCGTGCTTGTATTCCTGCGACAATTGCAGGATTGCTGTTCTGTTGAGCATAGGCTAGCTGTTGTTGTAAATTAGCGATCTCTTGGAATAATCGTGATCGCTCACTGTATAGATAGGCAAGACTTTGTGCCATGTTAGAATCCTAATGTGTCGCGTAGTGTGTTTATTGTAGGAAGATAAATGGTCGTTCCAGCTTTAAAATCCAACGGCGGTGCTTGTAGCGTGTTAGGATTGCGTTGATAAAATACCCACCACAAGGTTGGTGTTTGATACAGGTCAAGAGCCAATAGGTCTGGTCTATATTGATAAGTCAAGTTTATCACCATCTGCTGATCGTCTGGCAGTTTTGGAATGGGTCGATTGACCATTGGGTTAAGATAAAATTGTGTGTAGCCCGTGGTAAAATAAGGACTGGTTGAATCGTATGTGTTGGCCATTACCAAAATCCTCCTTTGAGTAAGTTACCGTTGGCAAATCCTCTGAGACTGAATTGCTGACTGACTTGACTGCGTGTCTGCACCGGCAACAGCACAAGACTCATTTCCATCTTAGTAGGAACATAGGTAGGGTTGCCTGCGGCCAAACTGCCTTGTGGAGCAAACGGTGCTGTTACAGCACCTGGAAAAATCTTCTGACCAAGACTAGCAAGTCGTTGAACTGTGCTGGCTATTGGATTGCCTAATGTTGTTTGTCTAGTGCGGGCGGCCAATTGGTTGCTACCATTGACCACAGTGCTTTGAGCACGAATATAGTTGACGTCTGCGGGCAAGTTGTAGTTGAACTGCGACACCAGGCACGGATGTCGATTGAACTGGAAATCCCCTAGTCCACTTAAAAATACCAGTGGCGGAGGGGTTCCACGTTGTGCATCTTGTCCGTAGAACATTTTGGTAACTGATCTGAAAAAATGTATGCATGCCAAAACATAGTTGGCTTCAACAGTGTCTTGTGCTGTGAATGTGGCTTTGATGTTGATTCCGTCTACATAACTATTCTGATAAAAATAACCACGATAGTTACTATGTGTAAGATCGTACTGAGAATAATTTGCCTTGTATGATGTGTCTATTGTGGGTGTATATGGAAATATAACTCCGTTGGTATCACGCAATGGCCAAAGCAATGGTCCGCAATCAGGTGCGTTATACAAATAGTCAGACGCATTGGCCAACTGCAATCTGACACGCCAGTCGCCGGTGGCCGCGTTGTTGTTGCTTTGCACTCGGGCTGTTTGTTGATTTTGTGCTTGTCTTAATAGTCCTTGAGCTCTTGCAGCGGCATCGGCAATGGCAGTTGTGACTGCTGTGCCACCTGGAATTAACGCTGCGGCTGCGGTCAGTGCGGCCGCAGCTGACAACGGAGGTGTGGCTAAACTAGGGTCGTTGACTGTACCAGGAGCATTGGTTCTTATTATTTGAGCGGCAGCATTGGCCAAAGACCTAGTGGTCAATTGTGCATCGTCTGCTGGCGCTGGCGTAGCTGTTATCCTTCCATCTGTTCCGGTAGTCAGGGTGGAGCCATCGTCGAATGTCTGTGTAGTCGACCCATCTGGATTTGTGGTAGTTGTGGCTCCATAGTTGGTTGGTGTTGCACCGGTTGCAGGATCCGCAGGTGCCGGTGTTGCTTTTACCGTGCCGTCAGGATATGTAGTTAAGGTAGATCCATCATCAAACGTTTGTGTAGTGGGCACAGGCGGATCGGCCGGTGCTGGTGAGGAAGTGGGTTTTCCGTCAGCATTAATGGCCAAAGTAGAACCATCTTCAAACGTCTGTAACGATGAGCCATCATCAAATTGTTGGAACGATGGTCCAGCATTGGTCGGTGCTGGAAAGGCCGTAGTAGTTGACGGTGCAGGAGGGCCAACAAAACCTGGAGTACCTCTGGTACTACTGGATACTGCACCAGCACTGCTAAGAGATCGGGTCGCAGAGTTAATTGCCTGATTGGCATAAGGTTGTAGTGCAGGTGGTACTACTGCGGCAACGGCTTGTTTTACTGTTTGTTGAACAAGACTTTTAGCATACCCTTCTACTGTTTTACTAATGTTGGCTGGGCTAAAAGTTTTACTAAGTGATTTTGAAAGATCATCTAACGCAAAACCGGCTTTGGCTTGCAATGTTTCTAGGGTAAAACTAGGTGCGGCGGTAGCAGACACAGTTCCATCAGCGGCAGTGGTTAAGGTAGACCCATCGTCAAAACCTATTGTTGTTGATCCAAAGTCAGTCGGTGCTGCTCCGTCAACTATGCTACCAGCATTAGTGGCGTCAACAAAATTAGAATCACCGGCAAAATCGCCAACCTGATCCCATTGTCCAAATGAGTCACCTATGTTAGGACTATCAGATAAAAATTCAGAACCATATTCAAAGGCGTCAGGATTGAGTTCGACAAACGAATCAATGTCTCCAGCACTTACATTTTCAACTACGTCTGCAAAATCTTCAATGCCCATGAATCAATCCTTTAATAAGTTTCATTTAAAACTTTTAAATCAGTTTCATTGTCTGGGTTTGCATGAACACAATACCAAACTGAATCTTCCAATGTTATTATTTTATAACGAGTCATAGCATCAATTTTTACATTCATTGGCGCTGTGATTTTGAGGTTTTCGTGGCCGTTGTCCATCAAGACTGAGCCTTTGGCCAAGATACTGATATGATTGTCCGGAAATCGTTTAGTGTATAATTTCAATCCTTTAGGCACTATAAATGCCTTGATATACACGCCGTCGCTTAAGATGTGGTTAGTTCTGGCCACATCTGCCAGCTTCATACGCTCAGGTCTAGTAACTACCGGAGTTTCGGGTTCTATATCTAAAGGTGTTTGTGTGTCAGTATTCAGCATCTTGTATTTACCCAAAACAAAATAGGCGTAGTTTATAAAAGGTTGACAACTGTGGTTTTTGTGCTACAATAAATATATTATTAGGAGACCCATCTGTGGCTACATCACTAGTTCCAAGAACCCCGGCAAAGACCAACTATCTCAACAACAGAGATATTTTAAAACAAATACACCTTAGCAAAAACACATATTGTTCCTATACAGATCCTGTAAACGATCACCAGTATGACATTATTTTGCCCAGCTTGGCCAAGATCAATCAACGCACAGTGGCCGAAGCTAGACGCAATCGTGCAGACCGTTTGAAGCGAGAAGGCATCATTATTGACCCAAAAAAGATTGCAAATACTGACTTGGTATTCCGTATTACCTGCTGGGAACACATACCAATGGCACCCAAAAAAGTATCTAAAAACGCCGCAAAAAAGAAAAAAATTGAAGATATATTTGATCTGGACTTGCCCGAAGAAGATGATCCGTTGGCTGAGTTGATTGATATTCCTGTGCTGGACCCTAAACATGTTCGATTGAACTTTCCTCCGTTTTATCACTACAGAATAGATGAAAACAAACAGCCGTACCAAGTGGGCAAGAGTCACTGGATTGGCGATTTTGAAACCGGTGAATTCAGCAAAGACCATGGGCAAGTTACCCGCACACTAGCCACTATGTATATGAAACTGTGTGAGCGTTATGCCACAAGATCAAACTGGAGAGGATATACTTACAATGAAGAAATGCGCGGACAAGCCCTGCTACAACTCAGCCAAATTGGACTGCAATTCGACGAGTCAAAATCGCAGAACCCTTTTGCGTATTATACTGCCGCTATCACTAATAGCTTTACTCGTATATTGAACCTTGAAAAGAAAAATCAAAATATCCGTGATGACATGTTGGAGCAGGCCGGACTCAATCCTAGTTGGACTCGTCAGAATGCCGGCAAGAAAAATCAAAATTTAAGTTCGGCAGTTACCAATATTGACGTCACCGAATACAACCGCAACAATTAACCTGAACGCTTGCAATTTTTGTTTTGCTACTGTATACTGTTAATCTATGACAAATCTATTTAAAAAAGTAGCTGTATGCACGGACATTCATTTTGGACTCAAATCAAACAGCCTGGTTCACAATCAGGACTGCTCTGATTTTATTGACTGGTTTATTGCAACAGCCAAGGCCAATGGATGCGAAACCGGTATGTTCTTAGGTGATTGGAGCCATCAACGTGCGGCCATCAACATGCAGACCTTGCAATATAGTCTGCGTAGTTTAGAAAAGCTATCCCGAGCATTTGATCGCTTTTACTTTATCCCTGGCAATCACGATTTGTATTATCGTGACAAACGAGATATCTACAGCACAGAATGGGCCAAACACATTCCTAATATCCAGATTGTCAATGACTTTTTCCAAGACGGCGATGTGATCATTGCTCCGTGGTTAGTTGGAGATGATCATAAGAAGTTGACCAAAATGACGGCCCGGTATATGTTTGGACACTTTGAACTGCCACATTTTAAAATGAATGCCATGGTAGAGATGCCAGATCATGGTGAGCTCAAAGTAGAAAACTTCTCCGGAATCGAAAGCGTATACTCAGGCCATTTTCATTTACGTCAACACAAAAAGAACATCAACTACATTGGCAACTGTTTTCCACACAACTTTGCGGATGCCGGTGATGCTCAGCGTGGTATGATGATCAAAGAGTGGGGTGGCCCAGATCAATACTTTGCATGGCCTGGACAGCCGCTGTATCGTGTAATGAAATTAAGTGAGGCCATCGACAATGGTGTAAATATACTACAACCCAATATGCATGTGCGTGTAGAACTGGACATTGATATCAGTTATGAAGAAGCCAATTTTATCAAAGACACTTTTGTTCGAGAGCATAAATTGCGTGAAATGGCGTTGATACCTAGCAAGCGCACAGATATCGATATTGATTTGGCGCCTGGAGAAGTAAAATTTGAAAGTGTGGATCAAATTGTCACAGATCAAATTACCAACATCGAAAGTGAATTTTACGACAACAAACTGTTGTTGAAAATATATCAAAATCTATAGGAGAAAAAGCATGAAAAAAATTATAGCAACTTTAGTATTGGCATTCTTGTCTGTGAATGCAATGGCACAAAATTTTCCATCCAAGCCAGTTAAAATTGTTTTATCACTTGGAGTTGGTTCTGGGCCCGATGTCATGGCCAGGAAAATTTCCGAGGTACTGACTGAAAAATGGAAACAGCCGGTAGTGGTTGAAAATCGTCCCGGCGGGGCTGGTGTAATCGGATTGAATGCCATCAACAACGAACCATCAGATGGCTACACTTTGGGATTTTTAGATGGCGGTTCAGTGGTTTCGTATCCAATATTATACAAAAACGCCGAACCCATTAGTCGACTAGAACCAATTGCACCAGTGCTGGATGCAAATATGGCATTGTTTGCATCTAGCCAAATACGCAACTACGACGAACTCAAACAAGAGCTTGCTAAAAATCCAAGTTATAGTTCCTGGAACATTGGCTCTATTGGTCACTTGCTTGGTGCAGAATTTGGTGCTAGTCTTGGAAATAAATCCATGATACATGTGCCTTACAAAGACTTTGGCCAATGGCAAGCTGACGTAGCAACACGCCAAGTTCCGTATGCGTTCGGCAGCACCGGCACTACAAAAAACATGGTGCAGGCCGGGAAAACAAAATTGATCGGCATTGCGGCCCTGCAACGAGATTTGCGATATCCTGATGTGCCCACTGTCAAGGAATTGACCGGTAAAAACATCACAACACTTATTGCTTGGTGCAGTTTTTATGTGTCCGCAAATGCCCCAACAGCAATCAAGACTCAGTTGGAACGTGATCTCAAAGAAGCTGTGGCTGATCCACGAGTTCAAGAGACCATGACAAAGTTTGATTTCATTCCTATTCACACCATGTCATTGGCAGACTTTAAACGAAAAGTCAAGAATGATCAAGACCAGTATCAGTCTATTGTTAACAATTTTAATATTACACCATAATGATCAACATTTTATCCCGTAATCTCATTTCGCCAGATTTTATTTTACATCAAGAAAATTTTCAATCTAAAGAAGTAACCGTTATTACCCGAGAGCGGTTTATCGGTATGATTGATTATTGGAAGATATTGTTGGTCGAAAAGTATCAGGCCAAACCTGGCCAAACAGTGATGCTGGAGTTTAATTTGACCGATGCCTACTATTACAGCGCAGTGTTTGCGGTGTGGGAGTTAGGAATGATCATGATTGTTGATTGGCCTCATGCTTTCAGCTACAAAGATGCAACCAGTCATCGAATGACCATGCATGGCAAAGTAGACTTTGCTATTGTGTGGAGCCTGCAAACCGATCCCACTGCTGAAGGTGTTTACTCTTATTGGGACTACGAGCGAACTCGACTCAACTGCAATACTATAATTACAGAAAAAGAATTTGATTCTTATCAAATCCAAGATCACACAAAATTCGAAGAAGTTTCCAAAACAATTTTGGCATCACCCGATGTCGATGCTGTTTGGACTGCTACAGGTGGTACCACTGGCGATGCCAAACAGATCAAAATTACTCACAAAGAAATTGCATTACAAGCAGGTCGTTTGGTCAAGCATTTGAATTTTAACGTTGGCGAGAACACTTTGCACATTGGCAATCTGCATCATGGAGCCAGTATGTGTTATCATTTCTTGCCTAGTTTTATGACCAGCAAAAATCACTACATCTACAGTGGCGATCAAAAAAAGAACAACTATTATCAAGATCTATGTGAATGTATTGTTGATCGTAAAATCAATAAGGTATTGTTGTATAGTTCAGAAAAATTAATAAACTTTTTATTACAAACTCCTAGGCTTGATCATAATCTAGATATTGTTACATTATTCTACGTCAATAAACGATGTATCGATTTAATGCACGAAAAAAATGTCAATTCTATTAGAAATGTGTTTGGTGATACCACCATTGGCTACGGATTCTTGGTCAAAGTGGTTGATAAAAATACAGATTCTGACACCTATGTGACCAACCGAATTGGGCCAAAACTTGATGACTTTTTTGATTTTAAAATTGAAAACCAGCACCTTTATGTCAAGGCTGTAGGGTTAGGAGAAACTGAATGGAAAACCAGTCTAGACAAATTCGAGTTAATAAACAACGACTATTATTTCTATGGTCGAGGCACACAGTATCGTATTTGCGATGAGTGGATAAGTCTTGGTGAAATTGATAACAAAGTTACAGAGTGTTTTCCGGAAGACGGCGCTACTGCGGTCATTGACAACGAAGAGCAGCAACTGTATCTAAGCGTCTGGAAGTCCAATCCAGAAGGAGAGGAAAAATTTTCCAATTATCTTAAAGTCAGATATCAACATGTGAAAGTTAGCAAAATTGCCAGAGGGCTTGATATTACCCAATACATTGTCAGTCGCAAACCCGATCGACAAAAGCTCATGCAGTATTTTAGACAGATGGCGGCAGAATAGTAATATTATTATCTTCTTGCAATAATTGGCCTTCGCAGGCAATATTCCACCAGGTTTTGTCTGTTCTAGATTTTTCTGTTTTAGTATTGACTTTGATCTCTACCAGTGCGGCGTAAATCCGACGAGTTTCCTGGCCATCGATCACTTCGGCCACTTGCCATGGCAAGGCTCTTGGATCATTGATGTGTGCTGGATTAAATCGTATGTAATATTTGTTCATTGTGAACTATTTAGTAGTCAGTGATCTGCGGTAAAACTGAGGTTTAAACTTGTTAAAAATTATGCTATACTTGTGCTATGATCCATATTAAAAATCTAACCGTTCGTAATTTTATGAGTGTTGGCAACAGCACTCAGGCCATTGATTTTGATCGCAAGGATCTTACACTGGTATTAGGTGAGAACTTGGACCTTGGTGGTGATGGCAGTCGTAACGGCACAGGTAAAACTACAATTATCAATGCCCTAAGTTATGCCTTGTATGGTACCGCTCTTTCAAACATTCGTAAAGACAATCTTGTAAACAAAACCAATGGTAAGAACATGTTGGTTAGTCTTGATTTTGGAGTCAGTGGTAAGACTTATCGAATCGAACGTGGGCGCAAACCAAATGTGTTGAGATTTTTTGTCAACAATGAAGAACAAGCCATTACGGACAGTGCTCAAGGCGATTCAAGAGAAACACAAGACAACATAGAACAACTGCTGGGTCTCAGTCATGACATGTTTCGACATATACTGGCTTTGAATACCTATACTGAACCGTTCTTAAGTTTAAAATCCAATGATCAACGCACAATCATTGAGCAGTTGTTGGGCATTACACAACTGAGTGAACGTGCTGATCGTATCAAAGAACTTAACAAACAAACCAAAGATGCTATTCAGCAAGAAGAATTTTGCATACGTGCCGAACAGGAAGCCAACAAACGCATTGAGGAGCAAGTAGAAGCACTCAAGCGCAGACAACATCTGTGGCTGTCTAAAAAAGAAGAAGATCTAACAAAGTTGTTAACTCAATGGAACGACTTACAAAAATTAGATATTGATATTGAAATCCAAGCTCATAAAGATCATAAGGAGTGGGATCAACGGCGCAAGGATATCAATGAGTTGTCAACTCAGATTTCTCGTGTCAAAATGGACATCAGTAGAGAAGAAAAGTCTGTGGCAAAATTATCAAAAGAAATTGAGACCTTGGCCAACCACGAATGTCATACCTGTGGACAAGCATTCCACGATGCGAAACATCAGCAAGTGTTGGATTCAAAACAGGCTGAACTGGCGGCGGCTCAGCAAAACAAGCAAGAGTTCAGTGACCTATTGTCTGAATTACAGACCACACATGATTCTCTGGGCACACTAGGCAAACCACCTGCAATGTTTTATGATCGTGAGTCTGATGCCATTCAACATCAAGCCACTGTGGCAAACTTGGAACAGCAGATTGCCACAAAACAAACAGAAACAGATCCTTACGCAGAACAGATTGAAGAAATGCAACAGCAGGCCTTGAAAGAAATTACCTACGATGCACTAAATGAACTTACTCGTTTGCAAGAACATCAAGACTTCTTGCTCAAATTACTGACCAGTAAAGATTCATTCATTCGTAAAAAAATCATTGAGCAGAATCTCAGCTATCTAAATGCCAGACTCACACATTACCTAGACCGTGTAGGATTGCCGCATACGGTAGTATTTCAAAATGATCTAACTGTCAGTATCGAAGAGTTGGGTCGTGAGTTGGACTTTGATAACTTGAGTCGTGGTGAACGCAATCGATTGATTTTGAGTATGAGTTGGGCGTTCAGAGATGTGTTTGAAAGCCTATATCAACCTATCAATCTCCTGTTTATCGATGAAATGATCGACAATGGCCTGGATACATCCGGTGTTGAAAATGCCTTGGCCCTGCTAAAACAAATGAGTCGAGAACGACACAAATCAATTTGGTTAGTGAGCCATAGAGATGAACTGGCTGGACGAGTTGAAAACATTCTCAAGGTGGTTAAAGAAGGCGGATTTACCAGTTACAATACAGATGTAGAAATTGTTTAATTTTAACTTAAAGCACAAGTTTGATGCAATCAGATAATTACAACAAGGACTATAAAATATGACACAAACAGTATATAATTTTTTAACAGTTGACGAGATTAATTTTTTATTGTCATATTATGATAATAAACCTTACACGTCTGAAAAGACAACAGAATATCAAGGGCATAACATTGTAAAAAATCGTCATAAAGACAGTGACTATAATTTAGTTGACGGTCCGATATATCAACTACTACATCCAAAATTAGAAAAATTGTTAGGGTCGCACATACTGGATAGCGGAGCTGTGTTAGAAAGCCATTATCCATATCAGCCGCATATTGATTCTCGTAAAAGATTTACCGATAAATTTTATCAGCACAATACAGATGAAAAATGTGTAGACACTGCTGTGCTGATTAGTCTCAACGAAGATCCTAGTTTTAAAACCATAATATTTGATTATTTTTCTAAGTCACTGGATCTGACACAAGTTCCTGAATTAAAAAATAACAACATTACCGCATCATCTGTCAAGGACAATATTGATCTGACACATTTCACTGATCAAGAACTAAAATTTGTCGACAATTTAAAAATTTCAAATGTGTATAACTGGAAAGTAGGTGGGCTTGTAACTTGGAACCGTAATCAATTACACTGTTCTAGTAATTTTTATTCTTCCGGATTGCAAAAAAAAGCTCTGGTATTTTTTTTCTAAGTCTACGAATATGCTAGATGTATTGATTGTCACTGCTCCTTTTACCTACACGTTTGGCCCATCGCTTGCTCCGGCATTACTTAAATCGTGTGCAGAGGAAAAAGGATTAACTGCAAAGGCTTGGGATTTATCGGCTGAATTTAATTATCATTACCAAACACACCAGTATTATGATAAGGTTGTTGCCTGGATGACAGATCCTCAAGTGTTGTTAACTGCACTTGAATTTAATTGGTATTCAGAAATTGTTGGTGACTATGCTGACAGGATTATAAAAATATACAATCCAACTTGGTTGGCTGTCAGCGTATTATCAATGAGCTCGCAACGATTTGCTGAAGATCTATGTTATCATGTAAAAAAACAAAGTAATATTAAAATCCTAATAGGCGGAAGTGGTCTTAATATTTTTCAATACCAATATCAAAAAAAATGGTATCAATTGATGTTAGACTCTGGGTTAGGTGATACTGTAATCATTGGCGAAGGGGAAATAGAATTGCCCAATGCTATTATTAACAATGTCAATGGTGTTGTTACTGCTCCGCAACTGACCAACAAACAATTAGACGAAATTCCATTTCCTAATTACAATGATTACGATTTTAATTTTTATAGTTCCACTAACAACAGAACATACTGGACTAAGGAAAAAAACAATTCTGAACTTGTATTTTTAATTACAGGCAGCAAAGGTTGTGTTAAGTCTTGTAATTTTTGCGACGTAGCTGATATTTGGGCCAAGTATCGAGTTAGAAGCGGACAACGTGTTGCTGATGAGATCATGTATCTACATCGCACCTACCAGATTAATCTGTTTAACTTTACAGATAGTTTGATAAATGGTGGTCTTAAACCGTTCCTAGATATGAATGTAATCTTAGCAGATACCTTGCCAAACACTATCAAATATGAAGGGCAATTTATTTGTCGAGGAGAAAAGGACATGCCTGAAAAATATTTCAAAGCAATGGCACTTGCTGGATGTCATAAGGTTCAAATAGGCATAGAGTCTGGCAGTGAATCGGTCCGTATACGTATGGGCAAAGGCAGTTCTGACGCAGATTTAGATCATTCTACTAGAATGTTGTGCAAATATAATATTCGTCAAGACTGGAATATTATAACCGGATATCCTAGTGAAACCGAAGACGATCATCAGAACACCATGAGTACCATCAAGCACTACTTGAATACAAGCAATGGTCTTTTAGATATTATACCACGCGGTGTGTTTTTACTGATAGAAGGATCACCAATGATGTCGCCCACTTACTTTGGGGAATTTGGACTAGAACAAGAAATTGTAAATGGGCATGGTAGTTTTATCTGGACCTCCGAGATTAACCCAACTAATACATTTGATCGGCGAGTTGCCCGATTTGAAGAACTCTGTGATTTTTTAATTTCGTTTAACGAATCTCAGTACGGGTATCTTAGAAAAATGTTGGCGGCTTTACATCTTAAACTTAATATATACAACGAACATGTTAAAACAAAAAAAATTTTTAAGCTCTCTACAAATTAAAACCAGTTCGTTGCCAGATAAAATTCCGTTGTATGTTATTAAAAACAATAACAAAGTGTGCGGAGTTAATTTTGAAGCCAAATTTGGAATCAATCGCCTTGAAATTGAATTTCTTAACAAAGGTGTCAACGACACTATGGTCAACGAGTCAGGAGAAATTGTTGCAGATTTAACTGTAGAAATACAAAATTTGATTGTGGATGAGGTTGATTTAACTACACAACTTAAAACCAATGGCGTTTACGTAACCAATGACGGTGACATTGAAAACACTTATGGATTTTTACACAAAAACGGAAAATTTACATTTGAATTTATTTGTCCACCGTTTTTATTTTTAAGGAATTTAGAGTTCTTGAAAAATAAGCAAAATGATTAAAATGATGATAACTACTAGTCCATGGTATGGCTTTACGAACAAAAACAAATTGAAACACTACCCGAAGACTGCGTCGGCTTTGTATATTTGATCACAAATAACAAGACCGGCAGAAAATATATTGGAAAGAAATTAGCAAAGTTTAGTAAAACATCATATCGAGTAGTAAAATTAAAGAATGGCAACAAGAAACGCAAAAAAATCAAAAGCAAAATTGACTCAGACTGGCAACTATATTATGGCAGCAACGATCAACTCAATAAAGACATCGCAGAGCTAGGCTCAAACAACTTCACAAGAGAAATATTATTTTATTGTAAATCAAAAGCCGAATGCAGTTATATAGAAGCCAGAGAGCAATTTAATCATAGAGTATTGGAATCAGACGACTGGTATAACGGGCAAATTAGTGTGCGTGTTCACGGTAGTCATATAAAAAAATTAAATCAAAGGATTTAGATGTCAAAGGTAGTGTTTGCAGGGTGTTCATTTACTGCTGGTAATGGTTGGAATCCCAATGACTTTTCAACATCGTGCAAAGATCATCCAGATCTGTGGACTAATCTATGCTGTAGTCAAATTGACCAATTAAAAAATTTAGAAATATTAAATTATGGGCAGGGTGCAGCGTCTAATGCAGAAATATTTAGAAATACAGCAAAAGCTATAGCAGAGCACGGGTCTGATATCAAAATAGTTTTTTGTCAATGGAGTAATATGCCAAGATACACTTTTGATATTGGATTTGAATTGTGGACAACTTCTGAAGGAATACATCCCGGTATGCGAGGCAAAAAAGATGTTAATTTAAATCGAGGGGATAAGTGGAGTAGAAAATATATAGATGATCTATTAGACAGGTTATTAGTATTACATCACCTACATGGAGAAATTATCAAAGTTGTAGAATTTTGCAATATTTTACAAAAATTAGCCCAACAATTTAATATTAAATTGTATTTTATTAACGGTTTGTGCGTGTGGGATCAAAATTATTTTATCAGATTATCAGGAGTTTTACCAGAACAATTTACACCGTTTACTAAAAAAGAAATACTTAATATCGAAACAAGAGATGATGAAGATATTTTTAAACTTTATAAAATAATGCACGACGATTATGATCGAGCAGGCGGAATTAATCTATCTCAATGGGTTAATCTTTATAATTCAATGAAACAAAATATCCTAGATACAAATTATGACAATCGACACCCAGGCATAAAAAGCAATCAACTATACGCTCAACAAATTAAAAACTTTTTAGAAACACAATAAATCTGACAGGCAACTCGTAGACACTGTGCTAGTCGTGGACTAGCCCCATTGAGGAACGGTGAGATACCCGGTCCGGATTCTTGGGCGTCAAAGGCAATTGCTAACTTAAGGCAACAAATGGTCGGGGATATGTGAAAAAGATACAACCCCAGCTTATAGGACTTGGATTTATTATCGGGTCACTAGGGTTCCGTTGATATGTGAAGCTAGAGTAAGGGGTACCGGTCAACCGCCTCTGCGTTGGAAACAACAATCTCTTTATAATAAATGGCAGCTACACTCAGATAATGTAGGAGTCAGTTCACCGTGCATACGGTGAATTGTGACCGCGTAATCTAGATAATGCTAAAGAAAACAATCATGTCTGAGCATAGCGAAAGACATAGATCTCTTAGAGATCTCAAATAGTCTAGTAGATAACAGGAACTGAATGTATGTTTGCCTCTAAGAGTTTGTGTAGATCTTTAGTGTTAGAAGGAAACTTTTCCAATTGCCATGTTTTGAGATTTAAATTATGTTTGTAAATCAAATAGTGTTGTATAACAACTTCTTGTTCAAAAGATAAATCTCCAAGTTGATAATCCCAATTATTGACTATACTGTCAATGATGTGAGAAAACTCATGACAAAAATCTAATATTTTGAGCTGGCGGCTTGCCCATTGTTGATATATTGGTAGCCACTGGTTGAATCTTTGTGGATCTATTGAGAGACCAATATAATTCATAATTTTGTTAAAAGTCTGATCGCCAAGAGTCCATAAAGATCTACTATCGATCCACAAATGCGGAAGTCCAAAATTAATGTTTACATCAGCTACACCGCCGATAGCGTTATTGTATGGACGAAAATTTAAGGCTCGTCGTTCTCTGATATCCCATTTGTTGTTGCTACTAAAATGGTCAAATGATTCTTTAAAAAAATGATCGTCTACTTCTTGCTGTAATTCTTCAACTGTTCCATTTTGGCCTTCCTTTAATAAAAAAGCGCCATTACGACGTATTTTTATATGATACAAAGATATCTCAGGATTTGAATCGATAAAAATTAACTTGGTTTTTTGACTACACAGTTCAAATACCTTATTGAAATCGTGTCTTATGTAATCAATAATTTGAGTCTTATCGTCAGTGTTCAACTGATTATAAGCAGTATTATATTTTATAGCAGTAGGATAAAACGTAAAAAGCTCACCGCCCTGCTGAGAGATTTTTTCTAATGTTTTGATTGTTTGATCCAAGCCGTCGGGATGATTTTTCTTGTAGTTATGTGCATTATCATTGACGATTGGATTGGCAACTAGGTCAATCCAGCGATCGTCCTTGGCGTAGTAATGTCTGGTTTGTCCACTGAGAAATTGTATACTCCAGTCAACAAATGTTGCTCCTACCGACGGAATACTAGTAATGGAAACAGTAGTTGGACTCATGGTTAAAATTGATCAGGCCAATCTCTAAATAAGGCATGTTGAATGTCTCCAGCAACAAATTGATTGAATGATCGATGTTTTGTTTCAAGTTCGCCTTCCAGTGGAGCAACACGACGGAATGCTGAATCCATTTGACCCATGTCTCGAAATTCCATCAGTATCATCCACTCTGGCATGTCGGCGATGCTACGGAATCCCATTTTACATCTAGTGATTCTATAGCT